AGATATCGGTATTAAATATAACGAGAATCACCCAAAGCACAGTCCTATTCCATGGTTCAACAAACATGTGAATATCAATAAAAAGCAATCAGCATTACAAGAAACAGAAAGTACCAACTATGTTATTGGCGTTATGTCAGATGTAGTTGAGTACGATGAATTACCAGTATTATAAGGAAATAAGATGAAAGCTATTGTATGGAGTAAGTACCACTGCCCTTATTGCGACCAAGCAAAGGCATTGTTAACTAGCAAAGGTATCCAATTTGAAGAAAAGAAAATCGGAGATGGATATACCAAAGAAGAATTACTAGAGGCAGTTCCAAATGCCCGAACAGTACCGCAGATTTTCCTAGACGGAGAATTAATCGGAGGGTTCACCGAACTCAGAACAAAATTAACAGAAAGCGTATAATGGAAGTTGGAAAAGTATATACATTTAAATTAAATAGCGGTGAAGAATTAATCGCTAAAGTTACAGGACTAAATAACGGTGACGGTTATTTGACAATAACTGAACCAGTGAGTATTGCACCCGGACAAAAGGGAATGCAAATGATTCCTAGCATGTTTACCGCAGAACCAGGCGGGGATGTTACACTAAATACTAATAGCGTTGCCGTTTTTGCTATCACAGAAGATAGCATTAAGATGAAATATATCGAGGCTACTACTGGGATTCAACTTCCAGAAAAGAAAATTATATTAGGATAAAATGCCAAAGTTAAGTCGTAAAGGTGATAAAAATCAAACAGGTGGTGCCATAATACGTGGAGCCGGAACTGTTATTGCCAACGGCATTAATGTGGGATTGCATGTTAGTACAATGACACCGCATGCCCCATTTGGTCCTCCACACCCCCCGCATGCAGCCGCAACAACCACCGAAGGTAGCCCCACAGTATTTGCTGAGGGATCGCCAGTATTAAGAGTAGGATCAGGTAATAGTTGTGGACATAGCATAGTTGAGGGTAGCCCTAACGTAGTTGTCCCATGAGTTATACCCCGTTAAAAATTAATGCAATGGGTTCTCTGTTGCAAGATGTAGGTCTATATATAAATCCTAATGCACAGTCGTACATGGGTACCAGTACATCGGTTACTAACTATACACCGGGCACAATAATAGATACTACAGTACTGTCTGCTATTACTAACGCTATGAATGTAGCATATCCATTGATTAACGCGGGCATCACTCAGGGCGAATATAACAATCTTATAAGTATAGGTTCGTCAACAATACCTGCACTAGGTAACGCTAAACCCAGTGCATATATTAATGCATATACTGGACAGAATACTCGTCACGGATTCTTACGACTAATTGCATGGCAAGCACATAAAGACTTTTATATCAATAATGGTAGTTACAGTGATTTTCTAGCAACATTTAATGCAATGCACGGTAGAAAAACTCAGATGAATGAGACTATTAAAGCATTGAACAATTCATTAACATTCTTAGATGGTATCTATAGTAATATGAATGACCTTATTACTGCTGATATAGCTGGTATCAATCTAAGTACATTCTATTGGGGACAAGATTTGATTGCTGTGGGCAAAGCAATAGATTTGAAATATATCTCAACGTTTGGTAATCCAGATGACTTGTTAAGAACACTGTACAAGAATGGTGCAATCACACAGTCTATTAATTTAGGTTTGCTAAGTGCCGGAATGACTTCTAACGATATTAATAATATATTCAATGGCACACCCGCAACACCAGAACAACAAAAATATATCTATGCTACATTTTGTTTGATTATTAATGATGACTTGACCGATGTATTGACTCCGTTAAATTGTCAAACTACAGGACTAATGATGTTAGCAGATTTATTAGACCCTAAGAAGTTGTTCCCAAACAGTTATCAATCATTAACTACCCCAGTATTCAATGGCACACCTTTACCAACTAATAGCAAAACATACTATTTGATTTATAAAAATAGTACAATAGATGCGGTACCGGGATTGAATATAGGTGAAAGATTACAAAACATTATACCACCTGAACTATCATATTCATGTGATGCATTTAGTAGAGCCATGATGCAAGTTCGCAATATTCAAAATATGGATATAGAGAAATTCAGTCAGGTTGTATTCAATTTAGAAAACGTCAACGGTTTGGGTGTGGGTGGAACGAATATCCCAACTAACACAGAGTTAGCAAATGTTGCTATAAATGCTGTGGCAAAAGGATCTGGCACTAACGGATTATATACAATGTGCGACTTCTTTGGAAGTATAACAGATATACACTATGATTGGGCTGAGTTACAAACACAGATTAGAGCATTACAGTCTACTAATTTGTTTGCTATTTACAATAACATCAATAGCTTGTTGGGTGGGTTTGGACCATATGGTTCGTTGCAAACATTGATTGATTCTGCAAATGATGAAATATATAGTATAATGATTGCTAATCCTACCCTAGCTACTAATCTGAATTTATTGTATAGTAAATTTGGCGAGTATATAGCAAAAGAAGAAAACGCTAGATTGTTAGCTTTGCCTACAATAGACGACCTAACAAGTACAACAAGTGATACAATAAACTTCATTGATAGTTTATCTCAATACGCCACAGAGACAGAAATTAAAGAATCTGCATTAGTTATAGAAAATATATGTGACACGACCACTGTAGGAGGAAGTAGTATAATAGCATCAATGCGTGAAGCACGAAATGCAAAGAGATTAGGTCTTACTGGAGCAGAATTAGATAATAATGTGAATCTTACATCTGATTTAGTATTACCGAGAGTAACCGGAGAAACATTAGGAAATTCTCCAATTGAAGGTTACGATAACTGTAGCAATTTAAGCAATGTATCTATCATAACAGGCGCGGCTACAGTCCCGGGAAGTCTAGCAGGATCTTCCCAAACAACGTTGATACCAGATAACCTTAGTATTCTTATTGAACCGGGTTGTGCTACGGTATTGACACCAACCGAAGCAATTGCTGATGTAGTATTGTGCAATTGTGACTGTTGGGAAAACTTATGATTAGTTAACAACTTATCATAGTGCTGTTACTGGATAACATCCAGTAGAAAGGAATACATGAAGCACACATTTTTCAGTTTCTTTAGAGTATATCTATTTGTACCTCTAATAATATTAAGTTTGTTTGTATCTACAAACAACACTACTTCAACTTTATTTGAGAGAATATATAAGAAAGTAGATTTGGCACAAGTCAAATGTCTAGCAACCAACATCTTTTATGAGGCTAAGAAAGAGCCATTGTTGGGGCAGGCTGCAGTCGCACGTGTAGTAGTCAATCGTGTTAATCACGGGTTTGCCAGTACCCCATGCAAAGTTATTCATCAAGTTACTTATGTGGATAAGGGATTAGATGAAAAGGTTAAAGTATGTCAGTTTAGTTGGGTTTGTGAAGATAAGGGAAAGTTAAATGAACGTGACCCTAAATATCAACGTGCATTTCAAATTGCATATGAAGTATTAGCGTTAGACAAGTATAAAGAAGTTATACCCAAATCTACTCTATTTTTTCATAACTTAACAGTTGATCCGTTATGGCCTTATAAACAGGTAAAACAAATTGGTAATCATATCTTTTATAGCAAGAAGTAAGTAAACTATTAGCTATAGTGAGGCGTTTAATATATATAGGAGATTTATTATGAAAAAGTTAATTCTAAGTGTTTTACTAGTCACAAGCATTACAGCATATGCACAACCGCATGGACATTGGCAACATCGTGGTGGTTATAGTCCGTGGGTATGGGTAGCTCCAACAGTTATTGGTGGAGTTATTGGGTATGAGATTGCTCGTAATCAATATCCTGTGGTGGTACAGCAACAACCCATAGTTGTGCAACAACAGCCTGGCCAAGTATATGGATATAGCCCAAACTGCACGCTGTGGACAGAAGTACAAAATCCTAACGGAACAGTAACTCGCACACGTACTTGCGCTCAGTGATTTTTTTAGTGGGTACTCATTCTGTATATATAATAGATGAGTTACGAATTACAAGAACACTTTGACAAACTTAAGCCTAATTTAGGTACTACTGATACTAAATTTGGTGAAATGTGCGTATATAGGACTAATACTGATAGTGTTACAAGCACTGCTTTAATTGCATATGGGGAGTTATACAATGCTGAGTTGTATATGTTATCCGCATACTTGAAAGAAGAATCTATTTTTGTAGATATTGGTTCAAATATTGGATACCGATGTATCGGGATTACTGAATTAACTAAGTGCAAAGTATATGGGTTTGAACCCAATCCTGACCACTTTGTTTTATCAGCATTTAATTGTCAAGGTAAGCCAATTAAATTATTTCACTCTGCACTTAGTAGCACAAAGGGTACAGTAAAATTGCCAAATGACATTGAAGTCCCTTGCAAGAAACTAGACGATATAACAGAAATAACTGAAAAAATAGATGCAATAAAGATCACAACCAATGGTTATGAATTTGAAATATTAAAAGGCTCATCTAAACTTATTAAGAAAGATAGACCAATCATTATGTATCATGCAATGGATATGACAATATGGTCTGAATGCTATGATTTTTTAAAAACTAAAAAATATAAACAGTATTGGGTAACATGTTTAACCAAACCAATTGGTGAAAACTTTAAAAAAGTCTCAGAAGATTTGTTTGGAAAAGCTGGTATTAGCAGTATTTTATCTATACCCGAAGAAAAGATGCAACCAAACGATTTAGTTGAAGTATTAGCAGGAGAAGATTATTCTAGTACAGTACAGCGTCTTGCAAATTACAAAATACTATTTTAAGCAATAAAATGAAACATTTAAACATCACTGATAACCTTGAACGTTTAGGCCCAAGCCTAGTAGTTACTGATAGTAAAGTAGGCAGAATGGCAGTCTATAAAAACGACTCTGTAGTAAGTCAATCAATATTAATGTTTGGTGAGTACTGTGATGCAGAGGTACAGGTCATGGCAAAGTATCTTACACCCGAATCTATATATCTAGATATTGGTACTAATATTGGATATCATGCATTAGCAATAAATCAACAAGTAGGGTGCTCTGTATTAGCGTTTGAACCACACCCTAATCATTTTTCTGTAGCTGCATATAACTGCAAAGACAAGCCTATCAGGATATACAATGCTGCGTTAGGTAGCAAGAATGGTACTATGACTATAAGTAATTTTGATGAAAACATTCTTGGTAACTACGGTGGAGTAGGAGTTAATAATGAAGGCATTGAAGTACAAGTAATCAAACTAGACAACTTGGAAGATTTAGCAGAAGTTACATTGATGAAAATTGACGTAGAGGGTGCAGAATTAGATGTACTTAAGGGTGCGGCAAAGACTATTAAGAACCAACGTCCTGTAATTTTTTATGAAGCAATTGATAGTGAAATTTGGAATAAGTGCTATAAGTGGTTAGATGCTAAAGATTATAATCAGTACTGGGTCATATGTAGACATAAACCAATCAAAGAAACGTTTAAAAAAACTGATGAGAATCCGTTTGAACTAAGCGGAGTAAGTAACATATTAGCCGTACCCATTGAAAAAGATCAACCTAACTTTTTATGTCCGGTAGTGCCTAATGAAGAACCTAATGATACTATTGTTAGGATAATGAAATATATACTGGTTTTTTAAAATACATATTTAAATATGTCACAATCACGACTGTGTATTTTTCTAACTATTTCAGCCCCCTCAGAGGTGTAGTACTCTCTGTACTCATAATGATTATAGGTATAGTTTATGTTTGGTAACGGAGCAGTAGCATTCAAATATGTTTGCACTATTTTAAAATCTTCTTCTAAATTTTCTGCTTTACAAATAAAATCAACTGTATTTTTTTCGTAAGTTATAAAATCTACCATCTCAGTAAACCTAGTAAACCATCTAGGAAAATTAAACACAACGTCCGGGTTACCGTAATCTATTAACCACTCATTAAATGGTTTTAGATCCATACGTTGTTCATTATTCCAATCTAGCCAGTAACCTTCTGTTGATATTTTTTTGTAAAAACTCCATATTCTTTGCCATGGATTACGCACCACGCTCAATGTCATTCCCGTCGGGTAGTGTTCTCTAACCATTTTAAGATTTGGATGATCTATCATCCAGGGTTCTTCATCGATGACTTTGTAATATTTTTTCAAGTAGTCACGTATTATATATTTCATGCCCATTCCAGTTCTAGGAATATGAATATAACTTAACTCCGGCCTTTGTACATAGAAAGTACCCATTAAAAGAATTCCTTATATACTGCCTCACCCAATAATCTGTTAACCTCTATTCCCCAATGCTCCCCGTCTCTAGCTTTTGGTAGAGTTTCTGCTTCTTTGCTAAAATTTAATAACTCTAACGGGTGCATATTAGGGATTCCTAATTTAGAATAATCATTCTCGCCATGGTCGTGAAAATATCTAAAAATTTTAGGTTTAGGATGTATTAAATTTGTTATGTGCTTAATTTTTACCAGTTCACTAATTTGTAGATTATAGTCCAGTAAAAAACTGCTTAAAGTATAGCATGTTTCGGCCCCTATACATTTTTTAATAGATTCTATATTTCTTGCATATACAGATAGTTGCATCTTATTTGCATCTACTAAAAAATATCTCTCTGGACTTGACCAAGACCATACTATATGTTTGGGTTTATTATTAATATGAGTTATCCATTCTACTAGATTGTATAATGAAGCATCTATGCTAAGTCCAGGACTTCCTAAATTAATAGATGGTATCCCAATTTTACTTTGAACTATATATGGCCAAGTCAAACTGACGGGTAAACCTTGACCAAATGCATCACTTGATCCTAGTATCAGTGCATAGTCTCCCATATTTTTTACTGATTCTTTAGTCCAGTTACCTCGAAACCCATATTCATTAATTTCATATACTATCTCAATATTTCCCCACAACTTTTTATGTGATTCTGGTAACCTATCAAAATTTAATTGATTGTCTCTACCAAACCATTCTGAGGTAGTAATGCCGTCGACATTTATACCCACAGATGAATGTAGATTCATTTGTTCACCTTTATTAAGTTAATCATCCGACCTATCAAATCCCACTCATACCACTTATCCCCTATATAGTAATTAGTGGGCTTGTTGTGATGGTTGTTATGCCACCCTTCACCTAGTGTGATTAGATTTACTATCCAACTGTTGGTGCTATGATCATTGGTGTCATAGTTACGATATCCGTGCCCATGTCCTAACACATTAACTGCCCCTATTGCAATTACTAATAATGTTACAGGGATACAGTACATAAACAATATGAGTAACGGATTAATAAGGAACAAAACAAACAGTGTACCAAATATTATTTTAAAGTAATGTTCAAATATAAATTTGTGTACACGATTACGCATTAAATCTTTAACAAATTTGATTGGAATGTTAGGTATATGCCAATCGTATCCTATAAATACTTTGAATGCTTGATATAAATTTAGTTTTCCACCTACATACGGACTATGTGGATCGTAAACTTTATCTGCATTTGCATGATGCATTCTATGCAAAGCGACCCAACTAATTGATGGACCTACAGTACTGTAAGTACTTAAGAACGATAATGTAGTTTCTAACCATGCATAAGTTTCAAAACTACGATGAGTCAGTAATCTATGTAAGGTTATGATAGTGCATACATGACCTAGTACAAACCAACTGATTAAACTAACAAGTATCCAATAGTATTCTTGTGATTGTATGATATAAACTATACCTATCACTGACATTATATGACAAAATAATTGTAAAAGTCGTACTTTTATATTTAAACTCATTTTCCCTCCGGAAGTGATTCCCACTCAGTGTGTGTTATTAGATTTGGATTCCATAATTTAAAAGCCTCATCATTTGTGTACACATAGTTTTGCCAGCATTTTTGTACATTATGATTGCATGTTTGTATATAGCCAGACCCAGTGTACCACATATCATTGCTTGCGATACTCATATATTTAACCCATGTATCCCACCATCTTTTACCCAATCTGGGTCTATTTTGCATAGTGATTAGATAGCACTCGTAGTTGTTTATACTGATTAATTTATCTATCAACCTACATGTAACACGAAATCCGTCTGCCATGTCAGTGAACTTCATGCGAAAATCCGGAAATGTGTATAGTCTATTAACCATCTTTGCAATATTATTTGGATAACGACCATCATTAAATACCCCTCCCATGACCATTGGTTTACCTGTACTAGTTTGATATACTACCCCATAACCGGAATGTTGTTCTAATATTAAATTTTCAACAGTATAATTATGCCTTAGCCAATTATTTTCAAATAGACAAATGTTACGAACCTGTTCAAATTCATCACATGATTTATGGTAAATTATAATATGAGTATTATTTAGGTCATATTTATTCATCAGATATTTAGTACATAAATACTGGATGAGAGATAAATTATTAGGGACATTTGATACTAATATTCATATAGAAGAACTACGCTCATACTACGATAAGGTTGTGGCTAATTACCAACATTTAAAATGGAGTTTTGATATTGGTGGAAACGATATAATTGATTTGTGGCGCAACAGAATGTTAGCTGAGCCTAGTACTTTGTTACCATATGGCTGGGCTATACAGAGTAATATAGAAGATTTATCTAAACCCTGTCCACCGTATAATATCACTTCACATCATAGAATTGAATATAGAAATACTGAGTTAGTATTTGGTCCTATAATCAAACTACAAGAAAGTTATTCAAATGCATATCGCTATAGTATAAGTGTGTTGCCACCAAAAGGCAAAGTAACACTACATTCAGACCAAGAAGATGAATTAACCGTTTGGATTCCTATATATAGCAATAATGAAGCAAGTATAACTTTTGTAGAAGATGATATTGAATATCCTATAATATGTGATGCCGACGGGCTTGGGTATGTATTTGATACAACTATCCCTCATTACACTATTAATAATGGTAATAGTGATAGAGTAGCAATTATATATAGATTTAATAAAAAGTTTTTAAATGAATTTAGCATACACACCCATTAATATATATTGCCCTATCCCTGATCAGGCTTTGCTATTAGAGTGGTTTCATACTCACAAGTTACTTGATACGGATTATTGGGAATATACTGAAGATCGACATGTTTGGGCAAAAGTAGTAACAAGCACTGAACCCAATCATTGGCGTAGATATGATAAAGTAGAATGGGATAATCGCAGAGTTCCAATAGATAATCCTGGCATATTCTTTCATCCGGGATTTGAAAAAACATTCCCTGACATTGCTAATTGCATCAGACAACTACCCTTCAAGCAATTAAGTATAGGTGGAATGCTATATCAATTGGGGGAAATACCACTACATCAGGATACATATGATATTCACGAACCTAGTGAGCCGAGGAGATATACAATCTATCTTACTAATCCTGACGAAAACACATTCTATCTCAGTAAAGATGAAAGTAGTGAAAAAATATATATAAAAATTAACAAAGAGTACGGTTGTTTTGTCTTTAACAACAGTCAAATGTTACACGGAGCATCGCCCAAGTTAGGAGAAAAGATCATACTTACTATGGCAGGAATAATAGATAATGACAAACACGTAGCATTAATAGAGCAAAGTCTACTTAAATTTGAAAATGAAAGATTATACTTATGATATATGTTAATGGTAGCAGTCATACAGAAGGTACGGGATTATGTGATTATACACTGCCTAATTATCCGGGGGACATGAAAACCCGAGATACTAAAATTATAGAATCATGGTCTACTTATCGTAGAGACTTTCTGACAGCGGGCCCAAAAGAAACGTATCTTAATCTGACTAAAATGAACTATGAAAAAGCCTGGCCTAATTATGCGTTTAGTAGCTATATAAACAAGGCCCAAGGTGGGGCTAGTATTTTTAGCATTTGCATTAATTCTATTATGGATATTAGCGAGATCATAAGTAATGGTAACAGCTTAACTGGAGTTTACATAGAGTTACCCAATTTTGAGAGATTACATTTAATAAAAAATAACAACGTGCCTATGATGCCCACTGAGTGGATACGAAATGTTACACCGAGTCATTACCATGACATACCTCCCCTACTAAGCAATTTCTTTAAAGAAAGCTGGAGTGTGAGATCCGTAGAAGATTTATTAATTAGTTCATTAATTAACATATCGCATCTAAATAGTTTTGTACACGATGTACTAGGTTTTTACCCTGTTTATATAAGTTCAGGACTAGATATAGAGTATTGTAAACAAGTTGTTAATACTGGAGTTACAGATGCGGGCCAATATTGGTTAACGCAGTCTAAAATTTTAGATATTAATATCAATCTACCTAAATTGCACGATACTGGATTTGTAGCAGATGGTCATTATGATTTAGCAGCCCACATAAAATTTGGGGAATATATTAAAAGAGGGTTACATGTATAGTTATTATTATAATCAAGTTGATGGTAACTTATGGCGTAATAATCTAATATATACTAGCTTAATGAATACTGAAAAAACTGTATTTGTAAAGTGGTACAATAATGATACACAGTATCATAAGGGACAGAATCAAGTTGTGGACCCACAGTTAATGCAAGAAAAGTGGGATCGGGAATTAAAATACTATAAACTAATGCATAGCGTATTCCCTCATTTAGTGCCCGGGATATTAGATATAGATGAATCAAATCGTAAACTATACTTAGCAGTGCAGGGAGTAGACTTTTGGCAGTGTAGTTTAGATAGTGGTATAGACTTTGACGGAGTATTACCCGACTGGCGTGAACAAATGCTAGATATATTAAAAGCACACAAAAGTCTAGGGTTATATAAGTTTAGTATGCATCCTAGCAGTTATTTTATTATTGATGGTAAACTACGCAGTATTAATTATTTCTTTACATATCATATAGACGAGCCATTAATCAGTATAGAAAGTCACAGTAGTCATATATACAGCACAAGACAAGAACAGATGAAACAATATACAGATAGCATGGGAATTAGTTGGA